GGTGCGGGTGCGCGCTATGGACGCTCGGCGGGGAGCCGGGCGGCGAGGCAGCTTTCCGCCGGCGGAGCGAAGAGCGGGCCCGCCGGCGCACCAGCGCTCCCGCCTTCGCCAGCGCCTTCCGCGTCGCCGCGTCCACCGAGCTCTTGATCAGAGCGCGATCGAAGAACAATCGCTTGACGCTGGCTTGGACCGTCAGGGCCATGGGGCAGCAGTACTTTCAGGTCGTGGATCGTGCCGGGGACCGTCCGGGCGCCGCCGGCCGGCCGGGCCAGCGGGTGGAAGTCGTTGATCGTGTACGGGCTCCGCTTCCGCTTGGGGTCGCGATGGCAGTTGGCCAGCACGGCGCACGCGAAGGCCGTGCGGTCCCAGGCGTCGCGCCGCTTCGCCTCTCCCATCGCCAGCAGCTTCCGCAGCGTCAGGGGGCCGGGATCGACGCCGACGATGCCGGCCAGCTCCCAGAGGAGCCTCCGGGCGTCGCCAGCGCTGACTCTTTGACCGCGTCGATCTGGTCCCTCGCGCGCTGCCGGTGCTGCTGGATCAGCGCCTCCAGCGCCTCCTCGACCAGCCCCGAGTTCGCCTCCTCGATCACCGCCTGGCTGGCCCGCGCGTGGAGCTCCTTCTCCTTGTCGAGGATCGCATGCAGCGCCTCGCGCGGGCCCCTCCGGAAAAAATCGGCCAGGCTCCGCATCAGCGCCTCGCAGGCCGCTTCGAGGCAGTCGCCGTGCAGGCCGGAGAGGAACTGTTTTCGCGCGGGGTCGCCGCGCTCGGACGGGATGCCGAGCACGACGCAGAGAATCTCCACGGCGCGGATCGGCCGGGCGGAGAGCTCCTTCAGGAGCGGCGAATCGTCCTCGATCACCGACAGCAGGTCGAGGCCGAGCCGCTCGCGGACTTCCTCGACCGTGTCGCAAGTGATCGTGACCACGTGCTGGCGCCCGTGGCCGTCGGTAAAACTTGCCATGCGTCACCTCGGGAGGCAAAAGGTGCAGCGAAAAGCGGAGGCGCTCCTACGCTTCGTCGGCCTCGTGGATCGTGGCCAGGTGGACCGCGGCGGGCGCGGGCGCCTCGGCGGCTTTCGTTTCCGCCGCCTGGGCGCGCTGCTCCGCGGCCAGGAAGTGATCGACGAGGCCCACGAGCCAGCGGAGATCGACCGTGCGAATGGAGACGAGCCCTTCAGGCTTGCTGTTGGCAGCGCCCTGCCGCAGGGCCGTCAGGCGTTCGTGTTCGATGAACATGGTGGTGGTAGGGCAGACATTCCTGTCTGCCGTGGTGAGTGGTGAGTGGTAAATGGTGAGCGGGGCTTACTTCGCGGGCTGCTGGAGAAAGACGGTCACCGACAAGCCTTGGGCGTGGTTGCCCGCGGCGCCGCCGACCGTGATCACCAGCTCCAGCGTGTCGCCGTCGGCGATCGCCGTCGTCGTCAGCACGCCGACGACGACCTGGCGGGCGGCCGTGCCGCTGTTGATCGTGATCGGCGCGGAAAGCACGGTCGCAAATCCCGACGCCTGGCTGCCCTTCTTGAGGTCGACCGTCAGCGTCCGCGTGTCGGTCGGCGGGGTGACGACCATCACCTCGATCGCGATCAGCGTGCCGTCGCGATAAGCCGTGTGGATCGGATAGGACTCCGTCACGCAGTCGACCCCCTCCTTGGTCCGATACTGCACCGGGAAGTGGTGAAAGGCCGCGCTCGCGGGCAGCGACTTGTCGGGAAACGACAGGGTCTTCGCGCTGAGCTGCGCGTCGACGTGCAGGTTTTCGTTGATCTGGGCCATCCGCAGGGTCAGGGTTCGGGGTTTACGGGGCGACGAACCACACGGGAGCGTTGGCCGCCAGGCAGGGCTTGAGCCGGAGCGAGGCCCGCAGCGCGTCGTCGAGCGCTTCCTCGCGCGTGAACTCGAACACCTTCATCGTCGCGCGGAGCCCCTGGCTGCCGGCGGTCGCCGCATCGCCGTCGAGCACCAGCATGTCCAGGCTCGTGCGGGCCAGGGCCCGGGTGCGGAACTCGGTCAGGTCGGTGTCCGTCTCCTCCCACGGCATGTCGAACTCGACCGCCGCGTCCATCAGCGTCGGCTCGCTGGCCTTGAAGCCGCCGCCGCCGCGGGTCGAGACGTCGGCCTCGTCGATCGGCAGGTTGAGCGTCACGTCGTGCACCCCCGGGATCTCGTTCCAGACCGGCACGGTGTACGTGCCCGTGTTGCGGTACATCTTCGCGTTGATGCTGATCTTCATGGTGGGTTCTCCGTGGTGGCACCTGCCCTACGTCCGGTAGCCGCGGAACGTCAGTTGAATCACGGCGGTGAACACGTGCTGCTGTAAATGCTCCTCGAAGGCCAGCGTCAGCCACTGCCCTTCCTTCCAGTCCTCGCTGCGGCCGGCCACGCGCGCAAACCGCCAGCGGTCGAAGATCTGCTGCGTCAGGTAGACCAGCGGATCGACGGCCGCCGGCGCGGTGCTCGCAATCCGGGCCTGCACGCCCAGGTCGAGGACCAGGTCGTGCTCCGTCCGGTTCCTCGCGGCGCGGGCGGCCCGATCGTCGCGGGCGACGACCAGGACGCGCGTGTCGCTGATCTCCTCGGGCTTCTGCCGCGGCAGCCAGGCCGTTTCCGCCGTGAAGGGCAGGCTCAGGCTGGCCGCCGCCAGGTCCGCCTGGATCGCGTTTCGCAGCTCGACGACGTGGGCGCTGGGCATCAGGCGATCGTGCGCAGCTTGGTGTGGATGCGCAGCTCCTGCCGGTGCGGATCGGCGTAGCGCCAGGTCTCGCCGCTGGGCACGGGCAGGACCCGGTAGGTGTACGTCTTGCCGGTCTGGGCATCGCTCTCCAGGATCTCGTCTCCTTCCGCGGGGAGCGTCGCCGCGCCGCCGAGCACCAGGTCGCTGGCCCGCACCAGGTAGTCGCGGAGCTGCTGGCGGATCACCAGCCCCTCCGCGCTCACCTCGTCGTACTCGGTGCGGGCCGGCGTGGCCCGGAGCGTCACGCGCGCCGCGCCCCGCTGGTAGGTCACCGTGACGCCGGCGACCTGGCGGAGCGTGTTCATCGCGGCGGCGATCGCCCGGCGCATCGTTCCCCAGGGAAAGGTTGTTGTTTTTGTTTGTGGTTTAACTGCCCAGCGGCGTCAGCGCCGCGGCCGGCGGGCCGGCGTCGGGCACGAGCTGGGTGAGCGGCGCGGCGGGCGGCGCCTCCGTGGCCTCGGCCACGGCCGGCACTTCCGCCGGCACTTCTGCCGGCACTTCTGCCGCCTGGCTGTTCCCTGGCTCCTGACTCGCTTCCAGGAGCTGCGTCCTGGCGGCGGCCAGCTCGCGGGTCATGCTCGCGGTGAGCGCGTCGAACTCGCGGACCAGCGCGAGGACCTCGGCGACGTCGCCGGCGCGGACCGGCACCCGGTGCTCGACGTGCCTGCCGAAGATGGCCGCGCTGAGCCGCTCGAAGGCCTCGACCTGGTCGCGTGTCATGTTCGCTTCCTGTGGGGAAAAACTGCCGGCGGCGCTTCGCGGCAAGCCGCTCGGCGCCGCCGGTCAGCCTCCACGTTCCCGCTGGATCGTTACGTCAGCACTTCCACCTTGCCGCTGGAGGTGCTGGCGTTGCTGGCGCCCGTCTTCACCTGCTTGAGGCGGATGAAGCGCTTCACGTTCGTCGGCAGCTTGCCGCGGTGCGTGGCCGCGGCCGCCCCCGCGCCGCCCGCCCCCGTCTGCGTGATCACGTCGGCAAAGCCCGGCACCGTGGCCGCGCCGCCGAAGGCCGAGTCGCTGTCGTGCTCGAGCGTGTACTTGATCGTCTGCGTGTCGGCCAGCTCCGTCGTCGTCAGCGCGGGCGCGCTGATCAGCACCTCGTGATCGGCCACGAAGTCGCTGCGGCTGGTCGCGCCCAGGTCGATCGGGTCGCTGTTGGTCGTCGCCGCGCCGTTGGGCAGGGCCTTGGTCTTGGTGAGCTGCGCGTCTTTCGTCGCAAAGCCGGCCATGCCCAGGGCGCCAAAGGCCAGGAGCGTCAGGGCCTCGGTGGGGCCGAGGATCAGCGCGGTGCAGACGACGGCGATGGCCACGAGCGTCGCCGCGATGAGGCAGGTCGGTTTCATGGTGAGTGGTGAGTGGTGAGTGGTGAGTGGTTGTCCCCTGACTCCCTGACCCCTGACCCCTGGCCTACAGCGTCAGGCTCTCGGTGTTCAGGATCGAATCGGTCGGGATCAGCGGCACGCCCTCGAAGTCGGTCGGGGTCGGCGCTTCCTTGCCCGTCTCGTTCGTCGCCGTGCGGCTGGCGCGGAGCTGCTCGAGCGAACGGCGCGAGCAGAAGAAGGCGTCCGGCGCCCAGCCGGTCGGGAACTTGGCCATCGCCTGGCCGAGCAGCGCATCGGTAAGGCCCTTGCCGCTGTCCTCGGTCAGCTTCTTGATGCGGACGACGGCGTGGGGGGTCTTCACCTGCAGGCCGATCCAGGAGAGCAGTTCTTGGACGTAGGCCGTGAACTTCTTGGTCGAGTCGGCCGCGTCGACGACGCTCTCGATCCGCACGTCGCTGACGTCGAGCTGGCCGTTCTTTCCCATCACCCACTGCACGTCGTTCATGCCGAACTTCACGCCCCACACCGACGAGCCGGTGTTGGCCGTCGTGCCGCCGGCGTCGACGACCATGTTCGTCGCGTCGTGCGCCTGGATCAGGCCGGGGTGCCCCTTGGCGTCGCCGCCGACCCCCGTGCCGTAGTAGAACTGCTTGCCGAGCGTCATCAGCGCGGCGGTCAGGATCGCGACGGCTTCCATCGCGATGTAGGCCTCGGGCCCGTCCACGCAGGCGTCGGCGACCGCCTTGTCGCACTCCCACCGCGGGTTGAGGATAGCGCACTCGACCAGCCGGTTCTCCATCACGCTCTTGCTGGCCAGGACGCCTTCATTGGCGCCGCGGAAGCCGGCCGTGGGCAGCGCGGTGCGGACGAGCGTCTTGTACTGCGTGCCCGGGATCGGGCGAATGTCCCCCACGCGCGGCGCCTGGCTCAGCTTGCCGTTGAGCGCGTACAGGCCGGTGATCTCCGGCACGGGCCGCGCGGCCTCGTCGAGCAGCTCCGCCACGCCGCCGGCGGCAGAGATTTTCGCCATTTCCAGAAGCGTCGTCATTGCAGTCTCTCAGGGTTCAGGGTTCAGGTGTGGTTCGCGCGAACCGCGCGCTTGGCGCGCGCTGCGCTACGAGGCCTTGGCCGCGGGGAGCTTGATCGACTGGGCGAACTTGCCGATGTTCCCCATGTAGGCGTACTTGTTCTGCGGCTGCGGCTGAGCCGAGCCGGCCGGGTGCTGCTCCGGGGTGCTCATCGAGACCGGCTCGGCTTCGCCGCGCGGGACCGCCGCGAGCTTCTGGTGGAGCTCGGCGATCGTCTTGTCCTTGGCCGCCAGTTGCTCGGCGAGCGCGGCGGCGTGCAGCTCGAGGGCCTGCTCGCACGTCTTGCCCTCCATGAACCACCGCGTGCCGTTCTCGGCCCCGAACTTTTCCGTGAAGCGCTTGAGTTCCGCGCGAAAGGCCGCTGCCTGGTCGGCCGGAGCTGCCGCATTCTGCGGCTGCGAATCGGCGGGCTTGGTCGCCAGCTCGGTCGGCGCGGGGGCGTTGGCAGGCGTCTGGGTCTGAGCCATCGGTGCGGGCTCCTGCGAAAAAATGGAAACTTCGATCTCGCTCGGCAGCTCGCCGGCGAATTTGGCGGAGGTGTGCTTGTCGCGGCC